TCTTTCCTTCTTTCAATTTATAAATCGTCGAATTTTTGTTTGCATACTTTATAATCACAGTCGTTCCTTCAATCGTGAAAATATAACGGCTGGAAATACTTTTCTTTGCTTTGTTAAGCACGTATATAATCATATCTCCGATATTCTTCTGAACTGGCTTGATTCTTTTGTTTTTGATCGAGCCATAACTATAGCTTAATTTCAGTTTCCAAGCGGTACAGATTTTCTTTACAATCTCTTTTGTACTAAGTCCAGACTTATAATAAAAATAGTCCTGTGATTTCATCATATAAATAAGATAATCATACGCTGTAAACGTTACTTCCTTCTCGGTGTCTGTAACTCTGTCATTTTCCCAGATCACACCTCGAAATACTTCAAAGTACCCATTCCCAACATCGGCAGAAATATATAATCGGTCTGACGGCTGTATCAAGGTTGATAGTGTAGCTCCATTTTGAACGGCATTCATTACTGTTAAACTGACTTCTTTCGCTAACGAATCAGGATCATCGGAGATCGTTAAATCTAAAATAACTCGTGATTTAA